CCGAAAGCTTGCGCCCCCTCGCCAGTCCCGATCTTGCTGGCATCGAAGCGGTCGAAGTTGTGCGGGCTGCCGTGATAGGCCCGTATCGGGGCTCCACCGGCCGCCAGAGCCCCACGGGGAGCCAGCGCGCCACCGGCCCCCAGGCCGCCGAACACCAGCGATTGCACGGCTTCAGGCGTCACCTCGCCCGTCTCCGTCCCCGCCAAGAGGTCGACCAGCCCACGCGCGCCATCGCGCACCATCTCAGGCATGGCCAACCGCCGATCGCCCGTCGTCTTGTCGCGAGCGAACGGCAACAGCGCGCCGTACTCTGCGTTGGGGTCGGGGGCGAGCGCCGCATAAACCTCGGCAAGCCGCTCTGGGACTTTGCGGGGGTCGGCCATCAGACGTTCCAAGACCCTTCGGGGATCACAATACCGGGCCGCCGACGCCGCCAGTCCGCACCCATGGCGAAGCTGTGCGTCGAGCGCGGTGAGTCCTGCGACAGTTCCTGGCTACGCTGGAGCTCAAATTGATCCTGGTCGGCCTGGGTCCACAGTCCGCGCGCATCCTTGTAGCGACGGATAATCGCCAGCGTCATGATGCGCTCGGACAAAACGCCCGTGTCGGTGTCGGCCAGCCACTCCGATTGCCCGGTGCCGGTGGACGACTCGCACCACAGGTTCGTCCGGTACTCGAAAGCGAAGGTCTCCCCGGCAGGCGGGATGGGCTGGATCAGGATATCGCGGCCCCGGAAATAGGACACGTCCATGACCGGGAAGGTGTCGAACGCCTTCCACGCCTGCCACTGCTGCGGCGAGATCGGGCCATAGATCGGGCGCCTCGACGAGCGGTTCCAGAATGTCTCATCGATCCACGCGCCGAGATCGGACGGGATCATGTCTGTCTGGTCTTCCTGGGCGAGCGACAGGAACACCTTCTGTTTTCGCAGGATGCGCCAGTCGCCCCACTTCATCAGCTCGGTGCCCTCCTCGTTGGCGAAGGCCAGCATCTGGGTGATGGTGGGGTCGGTCGCGGTGCACACGACGTTCGGCGCCGGCTGCCCAATGCGACGGCAGGCGCTCTGAATCATCGTGAGGATGGTCATGTCAGGCGGCCTTCTTGATGCCGGGCGGGCGGCCCGGCCCGCGCTTCTCAGGCACCGCCGTGACGCCTTCCGGCATCTCAGGCGCGGCCTCGCCATGCTTGGCCATGAACGCCTGCATGGCCGCGCGATCTGCCGCGCGCTCCTGTTCCAACTGCGCCATGCGCGCCTTGAGCTCGGCGTTCTCGGCCACGAGCGCGGGTGTGCCGCTGGCGAGGGTGGTGGCGAAGGTGCGGGCGGTGTCGCGAAGCCGCATCGCGCCCATGCCGAGCTTCTGCACGACGTCATCGGGCGAGCCGGCCAGTCCCTCGACGGAATGGATATGCAGCGCCTTGCAGGCCGCGATCTGGCCCTTGGTGATGCCCGGCCAGCCCTCCAGGGCATAGCCGTCTGTGATGGCATCCTGCCCCTCCTTCCAGCGGTCGTAGTGCGGCTTGAGCGCATCCCAGACAGTGAGCGTCGGGTCCGGCCGCTTCTTGTTCGTCTCCCACGTCTTGACCAGACGCGGCACGTCTTCGGAACTCTCCCAGTTGGCGTAGCCGCGTTTGCCCCAGGTCGCCACGTCCACGGCCTTCAATGTACCGTCGGCCTGCGGGCGGTGGTCGGTCTTGAAGCCGAACGGCACCACTGCAAGGGCGGAACGGTCTTCAGGCTTGGCGTCGAACATCTATGCTGCTTCCTCTTGGTGATGATCCATCAATGCTTTGGCGCGGGTGTACGCCGCCAGATATTCCGGGGTCGGGGGCAAGCGGTCGCCCTGCTTGGCCTCCAAGGCTGCCGCGTCGAATACAGGGTTTTTGTCGAGGTCGAGGCCGTCAATCTTGGGGGCAGGCCATCCCAAGCGCGCGGCAATCCGTGCGGCATCGGCCTTGCGTTCGTCGCGACGGCTCCAAAAGAAGTCATCCCAGAACGCCAAGTCGCGCATCCTGTGTGTGCCCGGCCCGCCATCGGCCACCCAGATATCAATCCGATCCCCGACACGTCCGGTCGCGTAGCGCTGAAGCTCGATCAGCCACATATCGTCATACCAGAATGGAAAATAGTCGGTGTAAAGACGGCCGGCTGCTGCGTGCCACTTCTCCGACACGATGGCGCACGTCGCGCCGTTTTTGGCGCACCACCACCAGATGCCGTCCGGCTGGGCTCGCCATGCCTCGGCTATCGCCGCATCCCACCCGTCAGTCAAAACAACGATATCGTCGCCCATCGAGACATAGACATCGGCCGGATGCTTGGCCGCCAGCCGGTTGGCGAGCGCCCCCAGAGACGGGCCGCGCGGCGCCACGACGGGCAGCGCCGGGAAGCCCTCTTGCCAGAGCCCCATGCTCGCCTTGATCGTCTCGGGGTCGTCGAGGTCGCAGCCCACGACGTACCGCACGGTATTTGCGCCGGATTCCTTGGCCCGCATCACCCCGATGGTGCGAGCCAGACCTTCGGGCCTGCCGCGACTTGGGATCAGCACGGAAATTTGGAGGGGGGCCGCAGCCCCCGCTCCTTCCGTCATCATCACAGAGTGCGACCGCACTGCGGCCAGTTGAGGACGGCTGCCTTCGTAGCAGCCACGCTGGCCGATGCCGCCGTCTGGAACACGTTGTCTGCGACCTTCAAACTGGCCGTGGTGGCATCGTCGAGAACGCCCGCCACGCTGGTGAACGTCAGCTCGGCGTTGGGAACGCACAGCGTCGCCACGTTGATGGTGCAGGGGCCGTAAATCTGGAGGAAGCCGTAATCCCCCGAGGCCATGGCCGCCGCCGCCACGCCCAGTTTGTCGCCGCGTGCGGCGTTCGTGGTCGTGACTGGCGTAACAGCCGTGATGAACGTCTCGTCATAGGTCACGGTGTCATAGATCGTGATGGCAGCCGTTGCCTTGACGTAGACCCAGACGTTGCCGGCGCTGTCTTCGATCTGGTCGCCCGGCGCAAAGCCCTTGCCATCGGTCTGAGCCGTGGCGGAGGGGTTGGTGGGGTTGATCCCGATTGCGAAACCCATGTGACTTGCTCCTTACGATGCGTCGATGAGCACGCCCTGCAGCGAGCGATTGCTGCAGACCAGATTGCCCATCCAGATGAGGGGGATCACGACGGCGTCCTGATTGACGCTCATCTTCTCGTCGAGCTGGGACCAGTTGGCGTCCTTGTGGACGACCATCCCAAGGTAGTCGGTGTTGAGGAAGTACATCTTCTCGGCCGTGGTCGTGAAATTCGAGTTGCTGTCGAAAATCACGTCGGCATCGACGTACTTCAGCGAGCGGAAGCCGGCCGCCGCCTCGTTGGTGCTCATGTAGCGCTGGAGGTCCTGGAGCGACTCCCAGTACATCGAGAAGAAGTCGTGGGAGCTGACCACGAGGTCGGTCTTGTCGGTGCCGCGAACGAGCGACAGATACAGGGTGTTCATGTACCCCTTGATCGTCGCCTTGCTGATCGTGTTGGTGCCGGGCGCTTCCAGTTTCTGGTTCTGCCAGAAGCTCCAGGTGGACGAGTTGATGCCGCCAACGGTGCCGGTGCCCGCGTTCTGGATGATGTAGGCGAGGCCGCCCATCTGGTTGGTGAGCGCGCCGTCGGAATACACGTCGATCGACATGTAATTGGCGGCCGTGCGCACGGAGTTCTTCAGCCGCGCCTTGGACAGGTTGAAGATGGCGTTGTCGCCGCTGTTCATGCGCAGCTCGCGGCCGGACGCGGTGACGTTGACGGCCGCCTGCATCCAATCGTACTTGGCCGCCGTCAGCACCTCGCTGGCGCCGATGTTCAGCGTGTCGTAGCCGCTGTAGCGCTGATAGGTGCTGTTGTTCGCATAGTCGAGGTTGCGGACGATTTCGTAACCGCCGTCCTCCAGGTCGATCTTGCCCTTGGCCTTGAGGTAGCGCCACAGGGCGTTGTTCTGCGAAACGTTGTCGGCGATTTCGCTTGGGTGGTTCCGAAGGGTCGACGTGACCAGTTCGGTGAAGGTTGCACTTGGCGTTGCCATATTCGCGGGTCCTTATCCGCGCGCTTTGATCTTCCTGAATTCGCCGGCCATCGTGTCTTCCCAATTCGCGCCAGGCTTGCCAGATGCCGCCACGCTTCCCGGCTTGCGGGAGAACGGTGCGAGCCTCGCAGCCTCTGCGGCTTTGCGCTTCGTCTCCTCAAGGGCATCGGCCTTGGCCTTCTCGGCCTTCTCGGCTTCAATCATCTTGCGGGTCTCGATGTGCGCATTCGTCGCCATGTCGTACAGCGTAGCGAGGTCGCGGCTCTGGTCCTCGCGATACAGCGTGACCATCAAGGATTCGACCTTATCGAAGTGCGGTCGGTCTTTCTTGAACGCCTCAACCGTTTTTTCGGTCTCGGCAAGCTTCGCGGCTCGTTCGGCTTCCTTCTGGGCGGTAAGGGTAGACTTGAGTTGGCCGACTTCCTGGAAAAGCGCGTCAATTGTCGGGTCCATCGGTTGCCCGATGGCTGGTGCTGCGGCCGGGTTGATCCCGTACATGCGGGCGATTTCAGCTAGCGCGGCGTGCGGGTTGGTCCTGAGCATCTGGTCCGCCACCGCCAAGCGCCGAACGTATTCGGGCTTGGGGATACGGTTCTGCTCGATGAACTCCCTGCTCTCGCTCAGCGCGGCGTCGAACGCCTCCAGGTTTTTGAGCCGCTCCCCATCCGAAGTGATCTTCTTGTGGACCTCGCCCTCCCGGCTCGCCCAATAGGTTTGGACGTCGGGTGGGAGCGTGGCCCACAGTGCCTTCACGTTCGCCGGCATCGACTGCGGCGCCTCGATGGCCGGCTTTGCCGGTTCGGGCGCACCAGTCTGGGACTGGCCGGGTACCTCTAGCTTGGGCGTCGCGTCGACCGCGCCAGCCTTCGCCGTAAACTTGCCGTCGTCGCCCTGCGTCGGGCGCTTCGATACGATGCTCGCCATCGTGGCGGCCATCGTATCGTCGAGGCTCGGTCCCTTCTCTACGGCAGGAGCCGGCGCGGCCTGTTCGGGCGGCGCGCTGACATTTGTGCTTTCGAGTACGGGAGCCTGAATTTCGTCGCTCATGTAACCCTATCACCAGTTAATCGGTCAAGTCCTATCGGTGGCGGCTCTTGGCTTCCTCGCGGGCGGTCGCCCATCTCGACGTGCGCGGCGCGTAGCCGTCCCCGCGCACGTATCCACCGCCAAGGTCCACCGCCTTGCGCGGCTCGTGGTGGCCCTTGTTGATCTCCGCGTAGTGCTTGTTCTCGTAGGTCGGCCGGTACTCGCTGGGATCGACCTCACGGGCGCCAGCGCGAGCCAAATCTTCGCGGCGAGCGGCCCGGCCCTCCACCGGCTTCTTGGTCACGGGGCTAATGTAGGCTGGCAGGTCGGATCGGATCGTGGGCAGGCCGATGGCGCCGGTCGAGCGCATAGGCTTCCCCGTCTCCTTGTTGATCCAGACGCCATGTCGGTTGAGGACGTAGCGCTCGGTCACGAGCCGTCCTCGGCCTGGATCACGAGCGGTGCGCTGACGGGTCCGACGCTTACAAACAGGCCTCGATAGAAGATCGGCGCTGTGTCCATATTCGGACCGGCATTAACATCCTGCGGATCGCGACTCCGGGAGCGATAGAAGGCACGCATTTCCGCCTCATGTTCCTTGCTCAGCACAAGGCCAAGCGCGGAGCGGCCTAGGCGCACGACTTCATCGTCCACGGCGTACAACCAATCCGGGGTGGTCATGCCTTCTCCTTCGGCTTCATCGCCAGCGCGGCGCGCTTGGCCTCGGCCTGTGCGTCCATCGTCTGCAACCGCAACTCGTGCTCACGGATCGAGGCCTCCGTCTCGCGATGGTGGGCATCGCGCGAAAGCTGGTGCTCGCCGATCTTCACCGCCGCGTCGAGTTGCATGGCCTCAAGGTTCTGCTGGTGGGATTGCGCGTCGGCCTGTGCCTTGGCTTGGATCGCTGCCAGCTTGGCCTGCCCGTCGGCGACGGAGACCTGAGCGTTAATTTGCGTTTGCTGCACGTTGGCTTGCGAGTCTGCCATTGCGGCTTGCGCCTTGATCGTCTCGGCCTGCACCTTGGGATCAGGCGGTGGCGGCTGTGGAGGCTCCTTGGCCTTCTCCTCCAGGCGGCGCTGCATATCGTCCAGGATGTCTTCCGCCTCGCGACCCAGCTTGAAGTTGCGGGCGAAGGTGCGCAGCAGGCCAACCGCCTCGACGGCGTCCATGAAGCCCGCCTGCACTGCCGGCCCGACTGCCTCGATGAACTGGCCAAAGCCCATGATGAAGCCGCCGACGTTCTCCTGCGAGCGCGACAGGTCGGCCTTGATCGTGCCATCCGTCTCGATGTCGATGCTGAATTCCCGCGCCATGTCGGTTTTCAGCAGCTTCATCTGCTGGGGAGACAGGCGGATGCCGGTCATGGCCTCCAGCGCGGTCTCGTCGAAGTGGCCGGCGAGGAGGTCGGCCGTCAGCCGCATCAGGTCGCGGGCGTGGACCTGCGTATCGCGCTGGGCGCTCTGGAGCCGCAGGCTGCCCCACTCCGCCTTGAGCTGCTGGGCGCCGAGCGTCTCGTTCGCCTTGGTCGCGCCACGCAGGATGTCGGCCACGCCCGTCAGCTCGTAGATGGTCTGCTTGCAGATTTCGCGGGCTTCGTAGAGCGCCTTGACCGTCTGAATGGCCTGCTCGATTGGCATCAGCCAGAATGCCTTCTCGATCTCTCCCTGCACTAGGGCGCGTGCAGCATCGGGGCTGGGCGCCATCTCGCCGTCGTCGAGGTTCTTCATCGCCTGCACGGCGCCCTCAAACGCACCGTCGTATACACCGCGCCAGCGGATGACGCGGATCAGCGCGCCGATGCGACGGGTGAGGCTGTTCATCTCCGCCTGCTGCGCAGCCCACACGGTGAAGGGGCAGATTGGCACGAGGCTGTCGGTGGTCTTGATCGCGTAGAGCGGCTTAGGGTTGGGGAAGAAGTCGCGCAGCTTGTAGGGGTCGGGCGTCACCTCCAGCGGGGCCTCGGTGAATGAAGGCGCGACGAAATAGACCTGCCGCTTGTGGCGGTCCCAAATCTCCCAGACGCGGGCGCGCTTGAAACTGTCCGGGACCTCGCTGCCCTTGTCCGGCGCACCTTCAAGCGTCATGTCGAGCTTCACCTTGGCGCCGTACTTCGGCGACAACGCCTCCAGCTCCTCACGGGTGTAGAGCCAGCCGAACGCCTCCCACGGCACGTCGGGCCAGCGCTTTGCCGGGCCGATGCGGAAATCATCCCAGATCACCGGCTCCCAGGTGATGTGCTTGGCGACGACGTTGCCGCCCTGGTCCTCGATCTGGTTGAGCCGCAGGCGCGTCACGGCGCGGCCCAGCAACTCGCGATCCTTCACGGCCGCCTGCATGGCGTCGTCGTAGTCGTACATGTCGCCCATGACCGAAATGGCGCGCTCGATGGTGTCCGACACGTTCTTGGCGTCGCGGTTCTTGCCCTCGGCGATCGTCACCGCCTGCTGCTTCATCTGCTCGAATTGCGCCATCGCCTGCTGCGCCTGCATCTGCTGCTCGGGCGGGGCGTTCGGATGAACCGGCTGCGGCATCGGCGTCAGGTCCGGCATCGCCACGCCAAACCGCTGGCGCACGTCGGGCGCGGGCTCGCTGTTGTAGATCGCCGGGCACGTCGTCTGAATGTTGGCGTACAGGATGTTGTACTTCGGCACAGTACTCGCATCACCGAGCGTGCCGGCATCGCCCCGGAACTGGTTGCTCGCCACCTTGGCTGACTCACGCCAGTTGTGCTCCACCTTCCCGGCAAGCTCGATGGCACCCACCCAGAACTTGACGAAGTCCTTGGGGTTCTTGATGGCTTGGGCGAGCGTCTCGACGGTGCTGCCGTCGGCGGCGGTGATGGGGCCTTGCTGGTCGCTCATGCGTCCCGCTCTTTCCGCTTGCGCGCCTGCCGCTCGATCATCTCGCGGATGCTGAGGTTGGAGGTGATGTTGCCGCCCTCGGTGCCGATGAAGAAATCGACGGTGGATTTCTTGGGCGGCTCGGCTTCACGCAGCGCGCGCCAGCCAATGGCCAGATACCGCCATGCATCGGCGGCGTGGCTTGACCAGTCGTGCAATGGCGTAGGCTTCAGCACTTTCCGCTCCTCATCGTATTCGGCGCGGTATTGCTTGAGGGCCTCGATGCCCTCAGCGCACTTCTCGCGGTCGAAACGGGCGATGGGGATGGTCGTGCGGCCGGCCTGAATGCCGTCCATCAACAGGTGTTTCGGCACCAGCCAGGGCATCAGGTCGAGTGAGCGCATGACCTCGATCCGGGTGCGGCCTGAGCCCCATTCCTTGACCTTGGCGTCATGCGGCACGAGGCACGGGCCGAGCTTGTAGCCCTTCCCTTTCAGCACCTCTGCATAGTGGTCGACGCCGACGCCCGACGCCTCGTAATAGTCGACGACGTTCACGCCCCCGGCGAGCGGCTGAAAGAACCAAATGGCCGTTGAGTCGCGCACGCCCAAATCCCACGCCGTGTAGACGGGCGCCTCGGGATCGATTGCCACGTTGCAGATGCGGCCGGCGCTCTCCGCGTCGCCCATCTCGCGGCCCCAATAGGCGCCGTGGATGGCGGCCTCAAAGCTGCACTCGTATTCCTGCTCGTATTGCTCGGGCGTCATCATCTGGCGGGCGGAGCGCAGTTCCTCCTCGTCGACGAGCCCGGTCTCCGATGCCTTGAGCACCAGCGAGAACCACTCATTATCGTTCTCGGCTTGGTGGTGGAGCTTGAAGAAGTCGTTATGGCCGCGCGGCGTGCCGATGGCCGTCAGGCTGCCCTTGCGGTCGGACAGGGCCGGCCGGATGATCTCGGGCAGCACGCGTGGGCGCATGTCGGCGAATTCGTCGAGCACGCAGTCATCCAGATAGATGCCGCGCATACCATCGGGGTTGTCCGCGCCGTACAGGCGGACACGGCCGCCGTTGGGGAAGTCGACGCGCAGCTCGCTTTCGTTGGCCTCAGCGCCGGGCACCACCAGCCCGAACCGCTTGAGGTAGGTCCACGCCACGTCCTTGGCCTGCTTGTAGAGCGGCGCGATGTAGGCGGTACGCGGCTCGGGCAGAGGGCATGTCAGGGCCGAGCGCACGAGATTGTTGATCGTCCCCACCGTCTTCCCGGCCCGGCGATGAGCCACGATCACGCGCCAGCGCTTGGCCGACTGGTGGTACGGCATAAAGGCCCGGCGAGGGGCGTAGGGAATGGTTACGCGCTGGGCTGCAACCATGAGATTTCCAGGGCCACAGGGCCGACGCCACCCTCGCCTGTCTGCGGCTGGGGTGACTTGCCGTGCCCACGGTCGAGCAACTCCTTGGAGGCGGCGACGCGGGCCTGCTCGCTCTCCCCACGCTTGCAGATTTCCACGAGCGTCTTGAGCGCGTCTGGCGTATATTTCTGGGCAAGCGCCTTGATGTCTCGGGTGGCCCTGTTGGGCACGCCCTTGGTCCTGCCGCCGGTCTTTCGGCCGGTTGCCATCTAGTTTGGTCTATTTCCGCGATATCCCATGGCCGCACAGATTACGCGGATATATTTGCAGCGCAACAGCATTGTTTCACGTGAAACATTCCGCGCCATGGCTTCGCGCAGCAGCGCCTCGCTTACGATGCGGTCGGTCATGCTGGGACCTCGATTTCTCTTTCGACGACCATGACGTTGCTGATATGGGAGTAGCGCCGATACGACGCTGCGACATGTTCGGCATCCGCACGATTGATCGCGCGATAGGTCACGGCGATAAACCCACCCACTGACTCTTGGCGCCATTCCACCATCCAGCACGGCACCATCTTGGTTTTGGGCGGTGGGGGCTTCATCAGCTCGGCGCGGATGGCGGCGTAGATTCTCCTCCATGCGCTAGGAAAGGTGGCCGCCGCGTGGAATGCGCCTTTCATTGCGGAAAAAAGCGCCTCGCTCGGATCCTCCGGCATACGGGGCCCTGCGAGCATGGCCTGCAATGTGTACGCGTGT